AGTTCGTGTTGGCTTAGGGGCTTTTTACGGGATGTTTTCCGTTGGGGGATTTCTTCCTCAGAAGTTGGTTCCAAGGCATTACTGTACAGGACCAACACAGTCCCGGTGAAAACCGGTTTTTAGTCTGTGTCTTGGAGGGATCTATGGGTATTTTTGTTGTCCCAAAGCGTGACCCTGCCCCAGTCGTACCAATGGCCTTTGAAACTGCCATAGGAGCTTTTATCACCATTGTAATAATGGTGGTTTTGGCGACTGTACTAGGCGGGTGTAGTAGGTCAGAAAACCGGCTGGAGTTAGAGTTCCGCTTGAAGCATGCGGGGCAACAGCCTGTTATTCCTAACTCGCGATTTAGCGAGCAACGCGGGAAACCGCGTTTCGGTAACGTCGAGAGACGCCCCGAGGAGAAGTGAGATGACTATTAAAGTCAAGAAGTGGAGTTTTGGCCTTTCGGGAACAATTCGTTCCTGGACACCTACCACAGATGTGACCACGCCGACGTCTGAGAAATTTTCAGGCTCGGTAACTATAACTGGGGTGAATAACCCTAGGTATAAGGCACAAATTGCGGCTGGTGAAAACGCCGGTACTTCGCTGAATGTGACGGGTCAGACGTTGCAAGTCTTTGGTGGTAGTAATAGCGCCACCTTCAAGACTTCTCCGACGTCGAAGTATAGTGGGGATGAGATCGATTGTTATCTCGGTCTTGGCCCTACGTACGGCTCTCCTTCTTTTGATTCTAAGGCACAAGCCGCGGCGGTTAAGTCTCTGTACTCTAAGATTCGCCAGGCCCATCAGCAATTCGCTGGTGGGGTATTCCTGGGTGAGATCAAAGAGACGGTCGGCTTGATCTTGCATCCCGCGTCGAACTTGGTGAAGCTTTCGCTACAGCATGTAGCCCGGACTCAGCATAAGTTACTTAGGCTGAAAAAGAAGGGTTATCGTGCCAAGCAGTTAACTAAGGCCGCAACGGATGACTACCTCACGTGGGTGTATGGTGCCTCCCCTTTAATGGGGGACATCGAGGACTTGTCCAAAGCTCTACAACGTATCCTGAGTGATCCACCCAGGACGCGTATAAAGGCTAAGGGCGAGTACGCTACATTCACGTCCGCAGTACTTGGAGCCGATGAACTTGGCTCGTTGTATACTGATAAGGCCGAGAGATTAACCTCGTACTCAGCAGTAAAGTACTACGGGATGTTTGAGGAAGCTAAGCGAGATGACGGCGTGCTTGCACAATGTCAGCGGGTGGCGGACCTTTCAGGTTTTAATCTGAGGTCTTTTATACCAACCGTATGGGAACTTATCCCCTTCTCCTTTGTTGCCGATTATGTTGTAAATATCGGCGACATGCTGGAAGCAGCTACGACTGACACTTCAAGTGTTAAGTGGTTGATGAGGACGGAAACGTCTACATCAGTTAAGGAGCGTACTTATACTCCTAACTTTGCCAAGGCTAGGGCTAATCACCCTACCTATACGTATGTTGCGCAATCCGGCAGCCCCGGTGGTTGGGTTACTACCAGCAACGTTATTAACCGAGCAGCGGCGGCGGTTCCATATCTGGAGCCACGTTTAAACTTGGATAACAGCCAGGTGAAACATCTTTTTAATCTGGCTGCACTCCTGCTGAATCGGCGAGGTGCTCCTTTGTCTTAGGAGTCTTTTATAAAGGATCCACACTATGTGGAATCTCACTACGCCCATAACGGGCGGGGCACAAACGGGCTTTACCGCACCGACGTACACAATCGTCGCTGATGTAGCTCCCGATGTGAATGGTAAACAGAATGCAGTTTCTGCTCTGGGTGGCACTCAAGCTGGTGTCACGGTCCATTCGATTCAGTCACCCATGACTGTCACCTTTGTTCGTCCCCGGGCTTTTAAATTCCTGGGGAAAACGAATCCGGTGACCGGGCTACTGCCGAATGTTCCGAAGAACAACTGGAAGATTAACGTCCGAAAGGGCGTGACTCCTCTGGCTGGTCAGCCGCCTTCGCTTATGCTCATCGGTATTACTATCGATGTGCCGGCGGGTGCGGATACAGCTGATGCGCCTAACGTCCGTGCCGGTATTTCACTGGCAATCGGTGCTCTGAATCAAATGAGCGCCGGTCTGGGCGATAGTCTCGTGTCTGGGATTGCTTAATACCGCAATCCAACCCACTACCCTTTAACTAGGGTATTCAGGAGCAACTTATGCATGATTATGCTAAGCTACAGGACTGCCTGATTTCTGATCTTCCAACACCCACTAATCCATTCATTACTTCTGATATGGACCTGGGTACCATCAGAGCCAATTCGTTGAGGTCCTCCTTCTTGAAAAAGAATACGGATCTTGTAAAGGATGATGCTGATGATCGCTGCCTGGAGTTGTTTTTAGAATGCAACTTCAAGTGCGCGACATTTAAGCTAAATCCCACGAAGCTCTTTCACGATCAAGTAATTAACGAGGTGAAATCTATCCTCGATGACTGCTTTTTCGATGGTCCTGGACTAGTAATCGGCTCGTCTGATTTAGACGATAACATTTTGCCGGGTCCAGGTGCGAGTTTGGGGAGTCGTTCTTATAACTTTTACACAAAGTTGTTTGACGGCCCTTTGACTTACACAAACGATCGGTTACCGTATTATTACACACGGGCGATACGTCAGAACCCTACTTGGTCTGCTGCGGAATCTCTGCGGCAGGCACGGTTCGGGTTGCGTAAAGTTGCAGGGAACAGTTTGTCTTACGTTCCTAAGACGTCCACCGTTTCGCGCTCTATCTGTACTGAGCCACTTCTGAATATGTTATTTCAGAAATCAC